GTAAATTCCCTCCCTGAGAGAAAAATGTCTTTTTGCGCCTGTTTGTGATAGAATGATATCGCAAGGAGGTGCTTGAGATGGGCATATTTGATTTTTTAAAGAAGAAGGAGCCAGAAGCAAAAGAGCCGGAGAGAAAACCGGCGCGGATACCGGACCCAAGTGAGATCGTGGAGCTGGATGACGCGCGGTTCTACTTTGCAAAGGCTGAGGATGACACGGACGAGCGGTATGTTCTTGACATCAACTTGCCCGAGAACACGGTAAAGGTAGATGTACCTCAGGACGATGATGGACTGTTTATCAAACGGATCTATCTGAGGGAAGAGGAAGGCAAGATCATAGGGCTTCAGGGCGATGATGTCATATTTGAAGTCGGCAAGCGCAGTAAAGCCTATAAAGAAATGCTGCCGTTTGCGAGACATAGCTGCAGCGTGGCGCTCAGGATCCGCGAGAGCGCGTATGGTAAATACTACTGGGCGCGGATGAAATTCCTGATAGTCACAGTTGATGAGGAAGGGAAGCCAAAACTTAAGTAAAGCTGGAAAAATACGAAAGAAGGGAGCGCGACAAAAGCCGCGCTTTTTTGATGCCATGAAAAAGAAGAGCTATAAGGATGCGCCGGAAACGCTTAAGCAAGCAATTCTGGAGATGCAGGATAAGATTTTAAGCGAAGAAGGCCGGTTGATGACTGAGCCCTTAACCGTAGAAGTGGAAAAGGGAGACGGCAACACGGTCAACAGAGCCAATCCATATGTGCAGGAGTACAGGGCGCTGGTCAAAGATTATGCTGCGGCTTTGAGAACATACAACGAACTGTATGGTAACGAGGAGCCGGAGCAGGATAACAAGCTTGCTGATATAAGGTCGAAGCTGAAGGTGATAGCATGAAAGGCTGCACTGAGCCGAGACTGTACACAGAGCCCTTGAGGGAGCTTACAAAAGATACATCACTGGGCTTTGCGGCATGTGAATATGCACGTGATGTACTCGGGAAGACGCTGTATCCGTGGCAAGAGTGGGCGCTCAAGCATATGCTTGAGATAACAGGCAGCCTTGACAGCGGATGGCGGTTCAGATTCAGAACCATACTCATAATGGTATCAAGGCAGAATGGAAAGACGGTGTTGAGCGAAGTGCTCGCATCGTTCTTTTTAAATGTGCTTTGCGTGGACAGCATTTTTGGCACGTCATTATCACTGGATAAGGCGGAGGAAGTATGGGAAGCCGTTATAAATGATCAGGAGAGCATTCCTGGACTTGCGGCGGACATTGACCGAGTATCACGAACCAATGGAAACAAGCGGCTTATACTTACCGGCTTAAGGCAGTACAAAGTTGGAGCTCCTACGAGGCGAGCTGGAAGAGGCGACAGTAACGATCTTGTCATGTTGGACGAGATCAGAGAGCAGCGAGACTGGGAAACATGGTCCGCGTCTGTAGCTTCTACTAATGCCAAGCCCAATGGTCTTGTTGTGTGCTTCAGCAATGCCGGAGATCCCGACTCCATTGTGCTCAGACAGATACGCGGGCAGGCCTTGAATGATATAAAAGATGGTTCGGTGCCTGACTTGGGAGGCGATATCGACAGCTCCACACTGGGACTGTTTGAATGGTCGGCCCCTGATGATTCAGATCCAAAAGACGAAGAGGCTATAATGCAGGCTAATCCGGCTTTAGGATATGGGAATCTCACCATGCGCGCCATTGAGTCAAACAGACAGACATTCCCGGATGCAAAGTTCCGGTCAGAGTGCATGTGTCAGCAAGTGGAGACTATACTCCCGCAGCCATTTCCTGATGGAGCGTGGGCTGGTGGCATAGATGAAAGCAGTTCAATAGCACCTGAGTCAGACATCATGTATGGCATAGACATGTCGCAGGACCGCAGATGGGTAACGATTGGCGCCTGTGGCTTAAGAGAAGATGGGAATTACCACATTGAGGTAATAGCGAGGCGAGTTGGCACTGAATGGGCAATAGACTGGTTCAGACAGAGAAGCAGACGGCAACCGATGAGGCTCGCGTTTCAGTCTCGTGGCGCTCCGGTCTCCGGTCTTGCAGAACAGATATGTACCCTTGATGGAGTAGAGCGTTGTGCTGTAGAAGGCGGTGCTCTTACAGCTGGATGGGGTCGTTTTTGGGATGGTATAGCTGCGTGTGCTCCTGACAGAGGCGGCACAAGGATATATCACCTGCCACAGCCAGTAATTGATACTCCGGCAAAGACATGCCAAGTAAAGAGTTTAGGCGGTGGTGCTGAGGTGCCGGATAGAATGAAGAGCCCCGATGATCCCGCGCCGCTCATAGCGTGTTATGTGGCTTTTACGGCACTGACCGTTACGGCGGCGGAGAAAAAGAAAACTATTTATAGCTCAGCTTATGCGCAAGGCGCTGGGCTCGCACTTATATAACAGGAGAGATTTATTATGGGAGCTTTTGAAAAGCTACGGAGCCTATTTGGTACAACCTACAATGTAACAATTACACCTGAAATGATCCCGCATGTTGAAGGGATGGGCGCTCGTCAGCTGTATGCTACACAGGCCAACTTACACGCAGTGGTATCCTTCTTAGCTGACTCCATCGCACAGTTACCGCTTAAGGTTTATACGAGAGATGGCGAGGTGGACAGGCACAGGGACCGTGACAGTGTAGCGGCGCGCCTTTTATGGCGTCCTAATCCTGATCAGACATCTTATGAGCTGGTCAACAGCATGGCGACAGAGCTGCTCCTTATGGGAGCTGTGGCACTGTGGGTGATGCCTGATGCGGACAGTGATTCTGGATACCAGATCAGAGTCATCCCGAGAGAGTGGATGGTCAACCAGGAATCATCAACGAACTATGCGCCTGATGTTCTTATTGTTGCGACTAATGCTGGCAAGAACGTGAGGATCCCGCGTGATGAGTTCGTGCTGTTCAGAATGTACAACCCGGGGAATCCGGGAGGGTATCAGTCACCGATAGCGGCTTTGAAGCAGACACTCACAGAACAGGTACAGGCGGACAAGTTCAGAACCGAGGTATGGTCAAGCGCTGGAAGGTTCAACGCGTATGTAACGAGGCCTAAAGATGTTCAACCATGGAATGACGAACAGCGCAAGAGGTTCATTACAGCGTTCAGACAGGCATGGGGCCGTGGTGGCGAAAATGCCGGCGGTATGCCACTGCTTGAAGACGGTATGGAGATAAAGCCATATCAGTTCAACGCAAAAGAGGCGCAGTACGCCGAGACAAAGCAGTTAAGCCGTGAGGATGTGGCTGCAGCATATCATGTTAATCCATCATTGATCTGGCACACAACAACGCAGACTTATGCGAGCGCAAAAGATAACGCTCGGGCGCTGTACGCAGACTGCTTGGGCCCAATAATCCAGTTGATACAGCAGAGGATTAACAGCTTCCTGTTACCAATGATCGGGATGGGTCCTGAGACTTATGTGGAGTTTGATCTCTCAGAGAAGCTCAAGGGTTCATTTGAAGAACGTGCGACGATACTTCAGGCGGCTGTTGGTGGTCCTTATATGACGAGGAACGAAGCGAGAGCAGACAACAATCTACCGCCAGTAGATGGTGGAGATGAGCTGATAGTTCCGCTCAACCTTGGAGAGGGCACTCAGACAGAGACCGAATCTGAAGCCGAACCTATAAAGAGCTGCGAATGTTGCAAGAAGAGCGAGCCGTTAAGGCTCAAAGCAAAGGCGACAGAAGCAGAAGAAAAAGACATGGCTGAGATCCTGAAGAAGTTTTTTAAACGTCAGGCGGGGAGCGTGCTTCCAAAGATAGGAGCCGGCTCAGACTGGTGGGACTCAGACCGATGGGATAGTGAACTTGCTGACGATATAGAGCCCTTGATGGACAGCATTGCAGATGCACACGGCAAAGAGACGGCAAAGAGTTTGGGCAGTGAATATAATACCGAACAGACGCGCGCATGGCTCAGGAAGTGTGCAGAAGGCCGAGCGAGCGCCATTAACAAGTCCACCAAGAAAAAATTGGACGATGCCGAGGAAGACGCTTATGCACATGTATTTG